TGGAGTTGCTCCAAGTTGCACCTGTAGTATTTGAGTTATGCTTGACCTCGTAGTGACTTAAATCAGCATCAGGGACAGGGGGCCACGATAGAAATAATGTGCCACCTGACAATTCTGCCGTTAACGAAGATACATCAGAGGGATCACCAATAAAGGCGTTAATTTCCACATCAAGCAGATATTCAAAATCACCCTTGATTCCAAAGGTGTTTATAGCCCTAGCTCTAAAGTCATAGTCAGCAACTTGTAAGTCTCTTACCTTAAACTCACCCAGTGGTCCCTGACCAAAAGAGGAGTAGGTTGATTCAGTTGACAGCTTGTACTCTACTTCTACATAGTCAATACCTTCTGGGCGACTTGATGTAACTGTAGCTACAGCTATATTAGATACTTTTTGGTTGCTAACCTTAGCCTCAGCTAACACAGACAGTCCGACAGAGGGAACACTAAAGGGTGACAGGAGAGTTGTGTTATCTCTCTCGTAGACGACACCATCATCAACTTCATCATATACAGATTCAGCAGTTTCCCGTAAGGTCATCTGTGTCTGTAGGTCAAGGCCATCAGTAAGACCAAAGTTCCAAGCGATAACTTCAAACTCTTTGTTACCCCAACCAAAGCGGGAGTTAGTCAAGCGGATGTTATCACCAACTTGTACTTGAAGTGTCTTTAGCCCAAAGGAAGCACTAACAGTAAGCTGCTGTCTATTACGCTCCAGCGAAATTCTAGCAATGCGTCTAGCCTCAATAGAGTTATCTGTAAATGGTAGATCAACATCAGCTACGGACTCCTGTCCACCATCAGCGGCAACAAATGCTGCATTAGTTACTTGTGGGTAGTCTGTAGTCTGCCAGTTGCTCTCTTCTCCACGGAATGTACCTTTGACAGTATTGAAGTTATCCCTACGGGAATGACGTGTGGATACACTCATACTAGAGCGCAAGTCATCTTCGTTGAGGTCTAGCACAGGTGCAGTCCAGTAGGCCGGTTTCATACGCCACTTACCTTGAGCATACCATAAGCTACCGTCCATAGACGTTAGGATACCGTTAATCATGTCGTAAGGAGTAGAGGCTGTAGTGAAAGCACCATTACAAGTATAACGTGTTGTACCAGCGATTGTGTTAGTCTGGTCACATACGTTAGCAGCAGCAGTAACAAGAGTGTCGTCAATGTTAGCGGTTTCTTCAGCTATACCATAAGAGGACGTTAGGTAATCCCTCAAGCATAAAGCTGGGTTATCTGACCATGCTGTCGTTGATGTACGAGGGTCATAGACTTTCTTACCACTGATGGTAGCTGTGATCTCAGGGATACCATTGGGGAATACATCAGCATCAAAGGCTAACCGTATATACATATAAGCAATACCACGGAGCCTGTGTTCAGTAGTCCAGTGGGCAGACTCATTTACAAGGAAGGTATCAGCAGTTTGATTTGGTGAACCCAAGTGTAACTTGATACGGACTTTACCATCGTACTTACTTGGGGAGGTAACATTTCCGCTACCGTCTAGTGTTACAACCTCATCGTTAATATAGATTTCATCAAAGGACTGTATCTCATGTCCAGCGACAGCAACAATACGATGTAGGTACTTGTTGTTCTGACCTGTGGCTTCATCGTATATACGAGCGCCACCAACACGAACCTTACCATAGATAATCTGATGGTCTAATGCAGTGCCAATAGCTGTAGTTTGATAACCACGGTTGCCAAAACTTGGTGGCTTGGGCATAAGCGCCCGTAATGCTGCTGCACCAAGTGCGATTGTTCCAGCCCCGACAGCACCTATTACAAAAAGATAGCTTGTCGCTGGCAAAGCAAGAGCGTAAAAAGTGGCGCTTCCAATCGCAAGAAGGGTGGAAACTACAACCATATTATAAAACCTTCTCGTATTTAGTTTCTATCTCATGGTATCCCATGCGCACAAGGAAACGACCAATAGGGTTCTTGCTAGAGGAAGACGCTACAACCCTGTAGATACCATCTTCTTTCATACAAGTCTCCACAAACTTAAACAGTCGTTTACCCACTGTAGACTTCCTGTAGTCCTTGTGGACGTAAACTGCATCGTAAATCCCAACAGGGTCAAACTTAGATGTCAGGGGGGCTGTAATGAGAACGACAAAGTACCCAATCAATAATCCATCTTTTCTCGCGGTGAAGAACTTAAGATGTCCAGCTTCCTCTAAACGAAAATACTCATCCCAGTTTATATGAAGCTCTTGTGTAGGATGACCTGACTCGTCCCACTCAAGTATAGCTAAGGGGGCAACTTCATCTTCTACAAGGCTTAAGAACTCTTGTTGATACTTAACCATTACTTTCTGCCCGACCCCAAGAAATCTTCTTGTCCTGTAGGTCTTCAATAAAGTCACACCCAAGATCACCGGGGTAAACTGACTTCTGATAACCAGAGGTAAAACGAGCTACTCTAGCTCTCTCAAGGTCAATAAGTTTGTTCTCAACAGTCATCTCGATAGTAGCTGTATCTCCAGCTTCTGCAATGTTCATCTGATCCATGTAACCTGAGAAGACCTGATTGAATACCTTCTCACCCATGACCCCGAAATAGATATTACACACACGACCCTGATAAGGTTGCGTGAGGGCTAAACTGATTAAGTTTGAGGGGATACCAGTTAGGGTTATTGTTGCTCCCTTAACAGCCATCTCTTGCGTTTCTTCTATGCTTGAGATGTTTAAGAGTTGTCCTGCACCAACGTAATCCTTCCCACCTATAGTGAGAGTTCCTACACCAGTCCAAGTGTACACAGGATTACCATCAAACAGGAGGTCAACAGCAAAGAACGGAAATACTTCAGGTTGTTCTATTGAAGTTACTGTAGTCGGGGTTAGGTCTCTTGACATGGTATTTCCTTATTACACGAGGGCCTCAACAGCCTCAAACGATATTCCATATGTTGACGCATTATTGATTGACCATGAGGATATGTTTGTTGCTAGTCTAAAGACACCCTTTGGTGCATTAAAGATAACTGTCTCATTTGTATAGTTAGAGCGTAACGCTGGCCATATCTCTAAGCTACCATCTCCGTCTTGATCTAAGAGTACCTGATGGAGTTTAGCTGCTGATCCTGACCCAAGCTGAATGTAGTCACCCGCTAGTAATGTGCCAGTCATAACGACAGTAACAGTTTCATCCCCAGCACTACCTGTGAGTGTACATAAGCTAACTGTACCCTGTGGTGTAGCATAGTCAGGATCACCTAAGAGGAATGTACCAGTTTGACCCTTAAGTCCAACCAGTAGTGCCTTCCACTGTGCAGCCTTATCACGATGTACCGAGGGAATATTGACTGAGGCTTCCCACTTCTGTCCACCGTGGGAAATGATCTGTTGCTTATAGGTAAAGGGAGACTGAGAGGTAGCTACAGCATTAACTGCCCTTAGCTCAATGCTCTCAATCCCGATAGACGTTGGTGTATCTAATGGGTAGCTTAGTGCCATATTATTGTTCCTTTAACCAAAGACAGCTTTAGTTGTGCCACCTCTACGGCGATCATTAAGCATTGAGTTCTTAGTCATCTGTGCGATCTGAGGTGCAGCTTGAGCAATGATCTTCTTAACGCTGTCGTCACCATTGGCTTGAAAGTTAAACGATTGGTTGATGACTACGTTATCACCACCGCCACCTTCCATCTGTACGCCTAGCTTACCGTTAGCACCACGCTTGAGTGGCATGATGGCTTCAGGCCCAGCTTCTCCCATAAGACCAGTCTTACCACCAGCCATAGGGAATAAGGTTGGACTACCGACTACACCACCGTCAGCGTAGGCTTGTATCTGTGATCCACCTGAGAAAGCACCACCGTCAGCGAAAGGAAAGCCGAAGAAACTCTTAGCTGCATTGACCATCTGTTGAACGACAAGGATACGGTAGAGTTCAGCTATGATCTCTCTAGCCATATCACGGAAGGCATCTTTGACGGACTTAGTTCCGTCTGCCATAGCCATGAGACCCTTTTCCATAGAGTTAGTAACCAGATCGTTCATCCGTTTACGCTCTTCTTCAATGCGGAGGAGGTTTTCGTTTGCGGTGATCTGAGCTTCAAGACCAGCGACAGTCTTTGGGTTATCCTCTACAAACTTAACACCAAGGGCTTGTATGACCCTTTGTCTGGCTTCTGTTTTACCAAGGAGTGCATCCTCTAGGTCTAGTTGAGACCGTAGCTTCTCTAGGTCTGACTCTTTGGTTTTAGGTGTTTTAGGTTTTTTAGGTGGTTTAATCCCCATTGCAATAATATTTTCGTGAGGTACACCAGCGGCAAGAAGTTCTTCATAGGACATACCTATTTTACCGCTTGGGGTAAGGGACTGATCCATTACAGTAGCTTCGCCCTGAAACCTTTGCTTAAAAAGGAAAGAAGCGGTCTTAAATACTTCGTCATAAACCTTCTTTAGACGAATAGCCTCCTCCTTTTGCTCCTTAATTTTCTTTCTTCCGTCTTCAAGACGCATGTTGCCATCAAGCAGGGAGTTTATTATACTTTGATTTACTCCCGCCCTTTCCATCTCAATAGCGAGGTTTTCTCTTTCATGAGAAGCAACGGCCCTAGCGTACTGCTCAGAGTCTTTTCCGTATCCTGCCTCAATCTGAAGTAGCGCCAAAGATTGATTTTGTAACCTAAGTTTATCTTGGGCGGCTTGGTCTACTTTTTCCTGAGCGTCAGCAACCCTCTTGGCTTCATTTGCCTGTCTTTCAGCGGCTTTTCTGTCCTGTTCATCTTTCTTTTTACCAGCAGCATAAGCCGCCATAATGGCAGAAAAACGACCCTTGTTTAGTTTGTCCAGTTTTCTCTGTTTTTCATCTTCAATCTTAGCGTTAGCTGCTTCATTTGCTTCTATCACTTGTTGTATTTGATTCTGTGCGGCTATTACGGATTCATAGAACTGCCTTTGTTTTTCGTTCATTGTTTCAAAGGGGCCAGCAAGTTCTACTACAGATTGTCTGATTGCCTCAAAAGCAGCGGCTTGTTCTTCAATACCCTCTGCTTCCATTGCTTTGCCGATGAGTGTGCCAAAATCTGCCGCAGTCACAGCCGCTGGCCCAGCACTCTGGGTTTGCTTAATTTCTGGGAACAAGTCAAATATATTTTTGGCTTCCATGCCCGTCATTCCCCTTCCTAGTGGGGAACTTTCAAATGCAGGAAGTAAGTTAGTCACTGCCTTCAGGGACTCTTCAAACTTGATCTTCTTTACTTCTAGCATAGCTTGGGACAAGGCACTAACCTTTCCAGCTACTTGATCTATAACATTACCAAATGCGTCAACTGGCATAGTAAGTCCAGATAGGGCATCTGCGTAATCGCTTGTTGTTGTTTCTAAATCCTCTACCTTCTCTTGTAGGGTTTTTACGTCCTCACTAGCAGTAAGCATCTTGTAGCCCATGCCACCTACAGCAGAGCCTATAGCAATAATAGCACCGATAACAGCACCTTGGGGGCCAAAGACCCCGGCAAACTGAGAACCCTGTTGACCAAAGGCTGTAAAGAAACTCGTGCCACTCTGTAACTGAACCACGAAATCCTGTAGTTGATAGCCACCTTGTTGGATTTGCATGTTAAAGGTATTTAGCTTCTTGCCGCCATTCTTAGCAACAGTGCCAAACTGGTTCATGCCTCTTGAGGCTTTATCAATGCCCTTTTGTGCTACTGTACCAGACGACCCTAACTGATCGACCCTGTTTGTTGCGGTAGCAACGTCAGAGGAATCTACTATGATCTTAATATCAGCCATTTGCCACCCTTAAGTATTCTAGGTCTATTCTCTTGATGGCCTCAATCTCCCAAGGCTCAACAGATGTTTCCGTAAGTTCTTTCCATGCCTTAATCTGCTCAAAGGTAATAGGCGCTGGGCCACTAAAGCCTGACCCCCTGCTAGAGCTTAAAGCAATAAAGGCAGACCAAACGTGGGATATTAGCATGGGGAAGGGTGTCGGGGGTTCCAATGCTTCTACTCTACGTCCAGTCTGCCTCTCTACTTGTTCAAGATGTTCT